TTGGAGAGTTCATTTTGCTGACCGACTACACTTCCTACGACGAGATTCGTGCTGTTCTTGGTGTCTCCAACAAGGACATCAAGGACGAGACGCTTGCCTTGGCCTTGTACGAGCGGCTCCTGCTGATTGACTTGGACTCTCTGGACAGTACGGCAGGCTCAGGCATTCGCAGCCTGTATGCCACCGTTTCTGGCACTCCCCAAGGTTCACGGACAGCTGACCAGCAGAGGTACTTCGAGCTGGCACAGGTATATAGTGCGTATAGCGTAAGCAACACCTTGCTCACCTCGCTGCCGTACTTCGCGGTTAAGCGCGTGACCGACGGGCGGGCGGAAGCCGAACGAATTGCCGACCCCTTCGCGGATGTGAAGGAAAGCGTCCCCTTGATGCTGTCTACCCTACGCCGCCGCTTGCTGACAGCCTACACGGTGATCGGCGGGGTGGTGAGCAGCGGCGCCACTGGCCACACCCGTGTCTACTTCACGGCGACCGGCCTCAACAAAGACCCGGTGACCACCTGATGGACCTCAATGTCTACAGCCGATGGTTTGATGACATCCCCATCTACGATGGGTACGTGAACACGTACCTGTACGATGGACAAGTGAGTTCGTTCATCGACTCCCAAGTGGATGGCACCATCTCCCAGCGACGGGTCCTGTCGCTTGCCACTGATCTTGTCATCCCACCCCGCCGCATCATCAGTTACCTGGGAGAGCTGTGGCTGGTAGGGGACGGCGTGCGAGATGGCATCCAAGGGCAGGCCGTACGCACGTCATACGCGATGCGCAAGATCACGGACACCTTGGTGCTGCGCACGCCAGGGCAGGCTGCTCTGGGCCTTGGAGGCGTCACAGCGTACGCCCAGAAGGAATACCTGAAGTCCACGGTCAACAGCCCGACTGAAGCCCAATACGACACGTTCTGGAACATCTACACGTCCACCACGGAGACGGTGACCAAGGGCGGGTATCTGGTGGGCGGTACGGCCACCTACCGTGTCCGAAACACCTACGACTTGCTCAACGGCTACCGGGTCAGCGAAGCCGACCAGCTGGACGCCGCCACGGTGCCCGTGCTGTTCCAGGCGTCCACCTTTGACCCCATCAGCGAGTCGTACTCCGGGGCCACGGTAGCGACCACAGGCTTGCTCTTGGAAGCCTACAAGCTCTACGAGTACCGCACACAGGCAGACCCACTTGTGCAAGCTGGTGACCACATTCTGGTGGTAGCGTCCAGCGCCGCATCTCCTGAAGTCGGCCGTCAGGTGGAAGTCGCTGGGACCATGTATCAGATCTTCTCGGTGACAGCAGAGGCTGACTCCTGGAAGTGCTTGGTGAGGCTTGCATGATCTCCATGGCCAGCGCCCATGCTCTCCTGAGCGATGCCAAGCTGGTGCAGGCTCGTCTTGAGGGCAGGGTGACGGCCGAGTACCGGGGTGCGGTGGCCGAGATGTTCGCAGACCTGGTTCAGGTCACCCCGCAGTGGTCCGGCAACTTGACATCTAACTGGTTCATCAAGATCGGCGACGGTCGTAACCCGTCCTACCGCGAGATTCCCGCCTACAGCACCACGTGGGCTGGCCCGGGGGAAGCCAACAAGGGTGTGCAGAAGATGGGCAATGACCCAGCCGTCACGGCCACCTTGGTACGCGAGATGCCAAAGTTGGACACCCTGCGCTGGAACCAGAAGGTCACCTTCGTCAACCGCACCCCGTACGCGGCTGCTGTGCAGGCCGGTGTAGGCCCCGATGGGCGCGACATCCGGGAGGTCAACCTTGGCCCATCCGGGGAGGTGATGATGGGGGAATACATCAAACTCAAGTACGGTCTGTCCGGGTACAATATCGTGACACGTTCTTCCTAAACCAAATGAGCACAGAAGCCATACGCACCGCTATCCGCACCGCTGTGGAAGCTCGCAGGACGAGCTGGTCTGGTGCCGCGCTGGGCGTCGAGTATGACAACCTGCTGTTGAACCTTGGGGCACAGTCCAACGCATTTTTGCGCGTGAGCACCCAGTTCCGGGACGGTTGGCAGGTGGACTTGTCGGCGAACCCCATCCACCGAATGATGGGCAACATTCTCCTGGAGGGAATGGTGAAGGTCGGTAAGGGTACCCGAGCCGCCAACGAGATCCTCGACCACTTCTACCCCGCCTTGCATATGACGGACATGCTGACGCCCATCCGAACGATGGGTGCCAAGCCTCTGCCTCCGTCGAAGCCCGTGGACGGGTGGTTGAGCATCGGCATGGTGATTCCTTTTTGGTACGACGAAACAGCCACTGGCCCGTCCAACACCACCTTGGTGGTTGCCCCAACTTTCACACTGCCAGCCGGTATGGCTGTGGGCGGCCACCGCATGGTGACGTTCGACGCCCTTGGTCAGTTCATCTACGCCGACAATACAATGATCGACCATGCACCGAAGGTCGCCGGTATGAGCACGGGGGCTGCACTCGCAGGCACCTTGCTTACCGTTCTTCGACTTGGAGAGATCAGTGAGCCATCTTGGAACTGGGACGTCAACCTCCCAATTTTCCTTGGTGCAAACGGGACGCTCACCCAAATTCCCCCAGTGCAACCGGCTGCTTTCTCCCTTGTGGTGGCAAGTGCCAAAACTCCGTCTACAATCATCGTAGACATTCAAATGCCATTGATTTTGACCTGAAAGGGGTTGTGAAATGGGAACCGCATCTAGCAAAAAATTCCTCAAGAACGCATCGGGCGTACTTACCGAGGAGGCCGCACTGACTACCTCGGCTGGCGCGGCCGACGCAAACAAAGTCCCCGCTCTGAACGCATCCGGGGTGCTCGACACCACCATCGTTAACAGCACGACTTCCTCTACTGGTGCGCCCAGCTCCGGCAAGGTGGTGGCGCTCGACGGCTCTGGGCGCATCGACGCGACGATGATGCCTGTCGGTTTTGGTGACGATACAGCATCTATCACTGCATCCGAGGCACTGGCCGCTGGAGACTTCGTGAACGTGTGGAACTCCGCTGGCGCGAAGGTTCGCAAGGCCGACGCCACGACCGCAGGTAAAGAGGCCCACGGCTTCGTGCTGGCTGCGGTGGCCTCTGGCGCACAGGCCACCGTGTACTTCGAGGGTACCAACACTGCTGTGTCTGGTGCAACCCCAGGTGTGGTATACCTGAACACCACAGCCGGGGGAGCCACCTCCACCGCCCCGTCAGGCGCTGGCAATGTGGCGCAGCGCATTGGATTTGCCATTAGCGCGACGGCCATCAACTTTCAGTCTGACCCACCCGTAGTTCTGGCGTAATGGCAATCCGCAAGCCTCTGGTACTGGTCAGCGGGCAACTCCAAGAGTTGCCCGCTGGCGATTCTGTGTCCGGCGTAGCCGTAGCCGGGGCTATCGGGTCCAGCGGCCTGACGATGCAAGCTGCACGGCTGGCTGGACGAACCACTGCCGGTACTGGTGCCATCGAAGAAATCTCGGTAGGTACAGGCTTGACCCTATCGGCAGGTACTTTGAGTGCCACAGGTGGGTCTGGTGGTGCATTAGTAGAAGTAGCAATTAACGATGCTATCGTGTATCCAAGCACATCTAATCTACTTACACTAGGTACCGGTAAGTTCACCGTATTAAATGGTACTTCACTAACCTACGACGCTAATTACCATAATTTGCAGCAACTTAACTCTAAGTATGTTTCTTACGGGTCTAACGTCAACTTCGGAAATGCCTCCAGTATGGTGTCTGGGGGGCAGATCATATACGATGGCACTCGATGGATTGCATTTGTACCTAATGTTAACCCAGCTGTATACACCAGTTCAGATGGTATAGTTTGGACTGCCCGCAGCGTTAATGGTGCAACCATTGCTTATGCTACTCTAATGTCTAGCGGTAGCTTAATAGTATTGTCTACTGGCTCGACTACTTTATTTTACACCAGCGCAGACGGTGGAGCCACATGGACGACTAGAACCACAAATGGTCCAGGAGGATACTATAACGGCTGGATGCAGCAGGGTATCTGGAATGGTACTAGGTTCGTACTTGGTAATAGTAATGCTGCGCCACAGTACTATAGTACAGATGGTATAACATGGTCAGCAGGTGCTACTAACCTTAACCAATCGTCATATATTTGTTGGAGCGGTACTAAATTTGCAACTGTTGGGTTTAGCGGTGGGTATGGGTACTCATACGTAAGTACTGACGGTATCACATTTACAAACGCAACTCAGGTATTCTCGAACGGTAAGTATGCGTTGGGTATCGTTTTCGGAAGCTCATATTTCCTAATACTAGATACTGGTGGTAACGTATATAGGTCTACCGATGGTATCACTTGGTCTAATGTAGCTACACTTCCATATACACTCACATACCAAGCTAACCAAGGTGGGCTTATATTTGCTAGTGGGTATTTCTGGATGAAAGTACCAGGGAATCTAATCTACAGTGCTGATGGAGTGACTTGGAATGTGCATACTACTACACCAACTAATTCTGAATCCTCCCCATCAACTATAGCATATAATGGTACGTATTTTTTGATGACACAATCTACGACACCATCTCAGCTTTATAAAGTTGCGTCTACACTATCGACTCCTAATGGTATAGGTAGTACAGCCCCAACTTCGTTAACAGCCGGTTATTCATGGTACGCTAGGACAGCATAATGCCATACTATAGAACCACATCTAATGAGATTATCTTCATAGATTCTAACGAAAATGAGAATCTACTACCTGAAGGTTGTGTACCACTGCAAGATACCGACGTGCTTGACTTAGTTGAGCTTCCTAAGCTGAAAGCCAAGAGGTGGGAAGACATAAAATCCGAGAGGGACCGTAGAACTCTTGAAGGTGGATACCAAGTCAATGGTAAATGGTTCCACAGCGACCTAACGTCCAGATCACAGCATATTGGTCTTATGCTGATGGGGTCCAACATGCCTACCACTATCCTGTGGAAAACAATGGATGGTAGCTTTGTACAGATGACCCCAGAACTTGCACACCAGATCTTTCTCGCCGCAGCCACATCCGATGGTGAGATTTTCAAGGTGGCCGAGATTCACAAAGCTGCCGTGATGGCCGCTCCAACTGCCAGTGCCGTGTGGCTGCACAATATATCATTCGGCTGGCCAAAGGTATATGGTGAATGACGGTTCAGTGCTTTTGTGACAACAACACTCAGGAACGTCTGACAGCCGGAGCACTATCGGCGTTCGCGGATATTCAACGGTAGGTCAGCGCCTTACACTACGGGTCACCAACCTGGAGTGTGAACATGCCTACCTTAGCTTCTTCTTCCCGCCTGAACGTATCGTACATCCCCGAAGCCACCTTTGGTGTTACGCCTGCTTCTGGCACCGTCTATGCCCTGCGCGTGCTCGACGAGTCGTTCGATTACAGCATCTCCAAAGAGATGTCCAAAGAGATCAACGCCTACCGTTCCGTAAGCTCTATGGTCCCTGTGTCGGCCTCCAGCTCCGGGGGCATTGGCGGCGAGCTGCAATACGCCGAGTTTGACCGCTTGATGTCTGCTGCCCTGCAAAGCGCATACACGGTGTATGGTACCAACGGTGTGGGTGCCACCTTCACGGCTGACTTCACTGCCACTACGATCACTGCCTCGGCTGCCCCCACAGGCTCCAGCGCCTTCACCGGCTTGAAGAAGGGTCAGTGGTTCCGCGTCTCCGCTGGTGCGAACGCCAACAACGGCAAGATTCTGCGCGTCAGCAAGACCACGGCTCCCACCGCTACCGTCATCACGTTGGATGCCAACACCCCTGCTGTGGCCGGTACTGCTGTCGCCGGTGTGGCCGTCCAGTCCAGCCGCTTGACCAACGGCACCACCCAGACCTCGTTCACTTTCCAGAAAGAATTGAACGATGTGGGCCAGTTCTTCAAGTACACCGGCCAAACCCCGTCCAAGATGGATGTGGCTTTGTCGCAGGGCGGCTTGTCCAGCATCAAGTTCGACTTCAAAGGCTCCGGTGTCGGTCGCAGCACCTCCACTCTGCTGCCCAGCGCCGCTACGCCTTCGTACACGTACGACGTGCATTCTGGTGTGTCTGGCAGCTCTTGCGTGCTGTGGGAAAACGGCGCACCCCTGAGCCTGGTGAAATCCATCAGCATGTCCTACGACAACTCGCTGCGCGAGCAGAACGCCTTGTGCAGCTTGGGTCCTGTTGGCCTTGGCTCTGGCAACATCAACCTGACGCTGCAAGCTGAGATCTACTTCGCCGATGGTTCGATCTTCGACCGTTTCCTGAACAACACCAACACCGAGCTGGTGTTCAGCTCGGTGGACGGTTCCGGCAACGGCTATGTGTTCACGATTCCTGTGGCCAACATCAGCACCCACAAAGTGGTGGCTGGCGGCAAAGATCAGGACTTGATGGCCAGCGTGAGCTTCACAGCCTTGCGCGACGCATCCAATGCTGACTCCACCCTGCGTCAACTGGTCTTCATCGACCGCGTGGGTGTGGCCGTCGTCTAAAGAGTTCTCTGGGGGGTCATTCACATGACCATTCACGGGCGCTTGCGCCCGTGTTTTTTGCTCTAAAATTCGAGGGTCTTTAACCCTGGAGAACATTCAATGTCCATCGACATCTTTTCTGACTTTGCAACTGACACCGCTGCTGAAGAATCCGGCACATGGGTCCCCTATGCTGGCGACGTTGAGTTCTTGATTGCCCGCTTCGGCAACAAGAAATTCGCCAAGATGTTTGCCCAGCAGTACAAGCTGCACAAGCGCGTGATCGAGACCAAATCGGATGCGGCCGAGCAGAAGTCTGATGAAATCACTGTTGACACATACGCCGAAACCATCCTGCTTGGCTGGCGCGGTGACATGACCTTCAAAGGCGAGAAGCTGGAGTACAGCAAGGCCAACGCCAAGCTGCTGCTTGGCGTCAAGGACTTCCGGGAATGGGTCCACGTCCAAGCATCTGAGATGGCCAACTTCAAAACCGAGCAGGACGAGGCCGACGCAAAAAAGTAAGGGAGCTGTTCGAGTGGCTCGCTGAGTGGGGCGACCAGATGGAGTTCTTGCAGAAGACAGCAGAGGAGATGGGGATTGTCCCAAAAGCTCTGCTGACTGCACCTACTCTGGAGCCCCACCTTGCTTACTACTACGACCAGTACCAAGAGCTGGCCCGTAGCCGGGCGTACACAGAGGGCCAGCCGCTTCCAATACCCGTGTCTGAGCTGCTTGCCCACTGCCAACTGCACCAGTTGTCGGTGACAGACAGCGAAGAACTGCGTGAATACGTCTTCATGTTCGACCGAATATGGCTTGACGTGCAGTATGCCAAGCGGGCGGCAGCAGCGAAAGCTACTTCCTGAGCTAAAATGGCGGGGCCTATAACCCGCCATTTTCATGCCATGACAACCTCTGTTGAGATCACGCAAAATGCTGTAGCTTTAGAGCGTATTGCGGATGCTATCGACAAGATAACGACCAACAGCAACCGCATGACCAAATCGCAGGGTGCTACGCGCACGGCGGTTACAGAGTCCCGCGAAGCCATCATGCAGATGGCGACTGCAATGAACAATATGTCGTCCGGCGTAGCCGGAATGACGCGCAGCATCGAAGCCTTGGCCAGCACCTTTGTGGTGACCTTTGGCCAGATGGGCACACAGATTTCCAACCAGATCGCCAATTCGCTTGGCAATGTGCGTACGCCTGCGGCCAAGGCGGGGGCGGATGCTGGCAAGGCGTTCGGGGATGGGTTCGATGAAGGCTCAAGCAAGGGTGCAGACAAGTGGTTGCTCCGCTTGAAGACCAAGGTGGGCACGACCCAGATGCTGGGAGACGCAGATACCCGTGAAAATGCCGACAAGTGGTTGGCAAACATGCGTATGCGGGCTACCCAAGGTGAGATCCAGGTAGCCAATCAAGCGGCGCTGAACGCTGAGACCTCACGGTTCGTCGGTATCCAGGCCCAAGTTAAGGCGGCAACGGATGCTGCGTCCGGCAGCTACACAACCATGTCGCAACGGTTGAGACTGTCGCTGGACGACCGATACGCACAGATGGACCCCCGTGCTCAGTACCGAGTACAGGGCCGAGTCCTACGCGGGCTCGACTCCGGCCAATCGGCGGACGCCCTGACCCAAAGTTTTGGCCAGAGTGCCGTGGCTGCCGCACAGGCGACTGGCTCCTTGTCCAACTTGAGCGCTCAGGTGGAGTCGCTGTCTGCCAAGAAGGCCAAGATGGCCCCCTTGACGCAGCTGACGAACACGAACCTGCAAAGTTTCGCGTTGCACGCCAACGACGCGCGCTCCGCCGCCCGGGGCTTGGCCAGCGGATTCGACTTGCTCTGGCTGACGTGGGGCCGCATGGGTCCCTTGCTCGCTGGCGCGGCGATCAGCAACGCCTTTGTGCAGACGATCAAGCAGGGTTCCGAGGTCAATCACACGCTGGAAACCATGCGCGTGCTGGCGCAGTACACCACAGCCGATACAGCCGCCCTGACGTCTCAGATGCTGGAGATGGCCCGGTCTGGCCCCATCGGCCCCCAAGCGATTGCCGAGGGCATGAAGACGTTGCTTTGGCCGGGCAGAATGCCACCGACGCCAGCTATGCCATCCGTGACGTGCTGAATCTATCGGTGGCCGGTGACGTGGACTCCAAGAAAGCCGCCGAGGCGCTGACGGGTATTGCCACGGCCTTCAACTTGGACGCCCGCAGCTTCTCCTACGTGGGGGATGTGATCGCCAAGACAGCGGCCACCTCCAAAGCCTCTGTCGAGTCGATCACCGAAGCCATGAAAACCGCCTCGGTGGTGCACAAGGAATATGGCGTCAGCCTGGAGGACGTGGCCCTCGGTGTGGCCATGCTCAACAACTTGAACATTGGCGGCTCCAGCGCTGGTACGGCGCTGCGCAATATGTATGTGGATATGTCTGGTAGGTCTAAGTCTGCCCAAGACGCCATGGACAAGCTGAAGTTCAGCGCCCTGGACGAGAACACCAAGAAGTTCAAGGACTTGCTGACCTTGGCCGAGGAGTACACGGTCGCCATCAACAAGATCGGAGACGCGCAGGAGCGCCAACGCTTGCGCCACACCTTGACCAGCGAGCGTGGTGGTAAGCTGATCGTGGAGGCATCTGATGCGCTGGCCAAGCCAGCCGAGGATCAGAAGAAGTACGGCGGCATGACCCGGGCGCAGGAGATGCGTGCCGAGATTGAGGACCACTTCGGTTTCATGGCACAAGCAGCTGCCGAGCTGGCCTTGACGAGCAAGAACCAGATGATGTCGGTGACCAGCTCGTGGCAGGCTGCCTTGGTCGAAGCCTTCACCTCGGCCCAGCCCTACATCCTGGACGTGTCCACCCGACTGCGCGAGATGTTCCAGTCGTCGGAGATGCAGTCTGGCCTTCAGAAGCTCATCGTGGGCATCGGTGAAACCATCGTGTTCCTGGTGAAGTGGGCTGACGTGCTGGCTGTCGTCGGTGCGGGCTGGGTGGCTCTCAAGTTGAGCATGTTCGCCGGAAGCCAGTTCACACAACTTGCCATGGGAATCCAGACCTCTACCTCTGCCATGTTGGGGTTGAAGACGGCTGTGGACATGACGGCCATGTCCAAAATGAACATGGCGCAGCAGGTCACCACGGTCGGCGCAGCCATGACCACGGCCGCCACTGGTACCTCCGCGTTCGCTTCTGCCATGACGACGGCCGCCACCGGGGTCGCTTCCACAATCGCATGGATTTCCAGGTTCCTGCCCGTGATCGGCTTGGCCATCACCGCATGGCAGCTGTACGACTTGTTCAGTGGCAAGGCCCTGGAGTCGGCGCAGAGTAACCTGGCTGAGAACACCGCCAAGGCGATGATCGACCGGCTTGAGAAAGAGACCAAGGCGCTCAACGACAAGTCGGAAGCCCTGCGCCGCAACATTTCCCTTGAGGACTTGTTGCGCGAGCGCGACATCGGTAAGGCGAAGTCTGACGCAAAGTCGTCCAGAGAAGCCCTGCAAGCCAAGCGCGACCGCATGGACCTGCCATCTACCGGTAATGAACCGTTCAGTGCCAGCACCGGGTACAACCGAGTACAGGGCAAGGCCGACCTGGACGCACAGATCGCGGACTTGATTGATCTTGAGAAGAAACTTGATCTCCAGATCGCCGGGCACAAGCTGGCGTCTAAGGAGGTGGCGGAGGCTACTAAGTACAACCAAGCACTCAATGCACCCAAGAACCAATTTGGTAACCTGTCTCTGAAAGACAACATCACCGGAGCACCGTACCTCGGGTACGCCAAGAAGGACTTGTCCTCCGCTTTGCAGGAAATCTCCAGCTCGTACGCGTCCCAGCGCCGCTTGATCGACGCTGAAGAAAAGGCCGGTCTGCGCACGCACGCAGAGGCGGTGGCTGCCAGTGTCAAGTCCATCGAGGATGAGTACAACGAGAAGGTGGCCACCATCAACCAAGGTACTGCCAAAGAGCTGGAAGCCTTGGGCAAGATGAAGGTCAAGGATCTGGCCGCTGCCAAGGAAGCCATCTACAACTCGCAGGGCAAGGCGCTGCGCGACGCTGCCCGTACCGAAGACGAGCGTGCCCGACTGGCCCGCTACGAAGACCTCAAGCGTTACCGGGAGGCCACGACAGGCGAGTACAACAAGATTGTGCTGGCCATGGACAAGCACGATGCGCAGCTTGCCGAGAATGCCCTGCCCACGGTGTTCACCGCTGGAATGACTGACGTCGAAGCTGCTGGGGCGAAGGCCAAGATCGAGTACCTGAAGAAGTACGCTGACGAGCTGGTAGGCTACAACAAAGTGGTGACCGAGGCGCAGAACAACGAGCGCATGTGGAGCAATCTACTGGCCGAAAGTGAGACAGCCAGCAACCGCACGTCGTGGGAAGACGCGGTGGACAATCGCATCAAGGCGGAAGCCAACAAGCAGGCTCTTATCCAGCGCCGAGAGGTCGGGGCCGAGATGGCCAAGGTCAATGCGATGAAGACCCAACGCGAAAACGACATCAAGCAGTTCACCGCCGACACCAGCGCAGCGTTGACCAGCTCGATCACCACCAGCTTGCTCAAGGGCGGCAAGGAAGGTGGCCAGAAGCTGCGCAACTACCTGCAAGAAGCCTTGCTGGAGCGCCCACTCACTGTGATCGTCAAGGGCATGATGGACAACCTGCTTGGCGGCGTCGGCGGGGGCATCATGTCCTCCCTTGGCGGGTCTCTGGCCAAGGGCGATATTGGCGGTCTGTTCTCCGGTTTGTTTGGTGGAGGTGTAACGTCCGACTCCGGAGCATCCGCAGAGGTGATGGCACTGGCTGGCTTCGCATCTGGAGGCTCAGTCAACCCGCGCTCGGTCTATGAAGTGAACGAGCGTGGTACCGAGTTGCTCTCCATGGGTGGCCGAGACTACCTGATGACTGGTGCAAATTCGGGTGTAATCACACCGGCTGAGAAGCTGGGCGGCATGGGTGGTGTTACCATCTCACAGAATCTGGTGGTCAACATTGACAGCCGGTCCGACCAAGGCCAGATCCGGGCGCTGGTCGGGCAAGCTGTCCAGGCAGGCAACGCCCGCTTGGTGGACCAACTTGAACAATCTGGAGCCTTGCAACGATGACCATTCTGAGCTTCCCTTCCACCCTACGAGTGAGTGACATGCGCTGGTCTCGCATGTCCCAAGACGTGGTGCACCGAAGCATCTTCGGCGTGCAGGGCATCAACGGCGGATACCCGCTGTGGAAGGTCGCTGTCACGTTCGACCAGTTGACGAGTGCCGAGTCTGGACCGTACCAAGCCTTGCTGATGCAGCTTGAGGGAAACCGTAACCATCTCGCCCTGCACAACGTCGGTCGCCCAGCCCCCATAGGGACCATGCGCGGAAGCCCCACCCTATCCAGCTCACTTGCTGCGGGGGTCTCCAGCATGGCCATCACTGCAGGGGCTGGGCAGGCCAACACGACCCTCAAGGCCGGGGATTATCTTGGACTTGGCTCCGGGTATGACCGCCAAGTAGTGATGGTCACTTCCGACGTCACCCTGTCGGGCACCGGAACGGCTACCGTGAGCTTTGCCCCCGCCAACCGTACTGCAAGGGCCACGAACGACGCTGTAGTGTGGGACAAGCCCACCGCCTTGTTTCGGCAGCAGCAGCCAGAGGTCGGGTGGGACTACTCCACAGTGGTGGTGAGCGGCGCGTCGCTCGACCTGCTCGAAGACTGGAGAATCTGACGTGTTCACGCTCACCACGGCGCAGCAAAATGCGCTGTCCGCCCAGTACATCAGTGTCGCCTTCTTCGCCGAGCTGGAGTTCCGGGCGGCTACCATCAGATTCACCACCTGGAACCAGAACCTGGTATGGGGCAGTAACACGTGGATCGGGGCCGGTACGTTGAGCGCCATCAACGATGTCAAGGAGATGGTGAAGCTGGAGTCGTCCCCGATTGATTTGACGCTCAACATAGCGGACCCCACAATCTTGGCCATGACCTTGGTTCCGGCTACGGATTACAGGGGCAAGAGCGCCCGTCTGTACATCTGCCCCTTGGCAGATGGCGTGCTGGTCGATGTGCCGGTCATGTGCTGGAACGGTACCCTTGACCAGATGGTGGTGGACGTGGGCAAGGACGGCGGTGGGTCGGTGACGGTCCGTTGCAAGCCTGCGGCCGACCGGTTGCAGCGCCCGCGCAACCTGCGCCTGAACAACATCACCCACCAGAGCCTGAGCCCAGGCAGCTTGGGTATGGTGTATCAGGCTGATCTGCTTGCCAACCCCCAGCTGTGGCTTTCCAAGAAATTCCAGAAATCGGGGTTGTGATGAAGCTGGACCAGTACCTCATGAGCAAGCTCTACACCCCGTTCGAGTGGGGTGTGCACGACTGCGTGATGTTCGCATCGGAGTGGGTAGCGTACTGCACTGGCAGGCACGTTCTATCAGACTTGCCCACGTGGGACAACAAGGTAGCCGCCATGCGGGTGATCTCATCCGTTGGCGGTCTGGAGTCTGGGGTGTCTGCCCGACTTGGCCCCAAGCTGCGTACGTCACCTAAAGACGGAGACCTGGCCTTGCTTCCCAGTACACTTGGGGGTATGTGTATCGTCTCTGGCCCCTACGTGATTGGTGTTTCCATACCTTCTGGATTCCAGTTCTACCCACAATCTGCTGCTGCGGCGTTCTGGAGCCTCAATTGAAGGCGGTTCTATTGCTCCTGCTGGCCCTGCTGCCGGGTTCGGCTTTCGCCGTTGAAGCGGCGGTAGTTTCCTCGATTACCAGCTTCTTCTCCACTGTGGCTGTGCTGGGTGTGACCTACGGCCGGATCGCTTTTATGATCGGGGCGACTCTATTCGGTAATGCTCAACAGAAGAAAGCCAAGGCTGCTTTGGCTGCCCGCGCCTCCGCCGCGCAGGCCGCAGCCCTTGCATCCCTGCAAGACCGTACGGTCACCAATGTGACCACGGAGCAGTACTACCGCACCATTTACGGTAAGGACATGGTAGGCGGTAACGTGGTGGCCATCTTCAGCAGCGGGGACAACGACGAGTTCAAGCACCTCGTGGTGGAAATGGCCGCCCATGAAATCACTGCTTACCATGAGATCTACATAGCTGATAAGCTCGTTGGTGATCTCAATAATGATGGTTGGGTGTACAACGGTGTGTACTACAATGGTACTAACGAGTCTATCTCTGAGAATATGTACCAAGTAGACACTTGGACACTGCCAAGTAATTACGTTCCGGGCTCAGTATCGGTACGTAGGAACGAAGATGGATATACAGTACCTGTAGATTTTACCATTTCAGGTACTTTAGTCACTATTAGCCCAAGCGTCTATCGTATTATTGATACTTATACCATCAGCTATAACTACATTGGTAGCTTGAATGGTTCTAGTGGGTCTACGTCTAACTCCAAGCTCAACATCCAGAAGCACCTTGGCACCCCGGGGGAGCCTGCGGATTCGTACCTACAAAACATCCTTCCAGCCAAATGGACGGCCGACCACACCTTGCCCGGGCACGCTTACTTGGTCATCACCCTGAACCTGACCCAGCCCGAGTTCCAGAACGGAGTTCCCTCCGTCAAGGCGTTGATCTCCGGCAAGAAGCTGTACGACCCCCGCACAGGCGTCACGGCGTGGAGCGACAACCCTGCTCTGGTGATGCTGGACTACCTGCGCGGCCCGTACATCGGCGTGCCGGACGTGTCCATTCCCATGAGCGACTACTCGGCCGCTGCCAATGACTGCGACGACATGGTAGGCACACCCACACGCAAGCGCTACACCTTCAACGGTGTGGTGACGGCGGGCGAGGCTCCGAAAAAGATCCTTGAGCTGATGGCAGATTCGATGGCTGGCACTCTGGACGCCACCACTTGGAGCGTCTACGCTGGCAA